CTACTGCAATTTCATTTGCAAGTAAGTATACATTAGGTACAGCGTACACTGGTTCAGCAAGTCGTTTCTGGGAATTCTACAATCAAGTAGATGCTGCTCCTGGAACAACTAAGTATGTAACAGATCGTAGTGGTACATCAGATGAAATCCATATTGTCGTAACAGACGAAGATGGTGATATCTCTGGTGTTCCTAATACTATCCTTGAAGTATATCAAGGACTGTCACGTGCAACAGATGCTAAGACAGAATCAGGTGCTGGTAACCATTATACAACAGTAATTAATGATACATCACAGTGGGTGTATGCAGTTAATCATAGAGAGGGTGCTGGGTACGTTAACACAGCCATCAATATGACCGCTGTATCAAACACTGCACCATTAGCTGATTCACTTTCAGGTGGTACAGATACCGCTCCAGAGAGTACAGCTGCACTAGCTGATCTTGCTTTAGGCTATGATATGTTTGCATCTGCAGAGAATGTTGACATCTCGTTAGTACTACAAGGTAAGGCAATCGGTGGAACAAATGGTGAAGCATTAGGTAATTACATCATCGATAATATCTGTGAAGTAAGAAAAGATTGCGTAGCATTTATCTCACCTGCATATGGTGATGTAGTTAATAACGCAGGCTCAGAAGCAGACGATGTTGTAACATTCCGTAACTCCTTAACAGCATCTTCATATGGTGTTCTGGATAGCGGTTACAAATATCAGTACGACAAGTATAATGACGTCTACAGATATATTCCTCTTAACGGTGACATCGCAGGTCTTGCAGTAAGAACAGACGATGTTAGAGACCCATGGTTCTCACCAGCAGGTTTCAACAGAGGAGTAATTAAGAATATTGTTAAGCTTGCCTTTAACCCAGGTAAAGCAGAAAGAGATATTCTTTACAAGTCTGATATTAACCCAGTAACGACATTCCCAGGTCAGGGTACGTTGCTGTTTGGTGATAAGACACTGCTTGGTAGACCAAGTGCATTTGATAGAATCAATGTTCGTAGATTGTTCATTGTTCTAGAGAAAGCAATTGCTACTGCCGCAAAAGCATCGCTCTTTGAATTTAACGACGAGTTTACTCGCGCACAGTTTAGAAACCTAGTTGAGCCATTCCTAAGGGATGTACAAGGTCGAAGAGGTATCTATGACTTCCAAGTTGTAGCGGATGAGACTAATAACACAGGTGAAGTAATTGACCGTAACGAATTTGTTGCAGACATTTACATTAAACCTGCTAAGTCTATTAACTTTATCCAACTCAACTTCGTGGCAGTTAGAACTGGTGTTGAGTTCTCCGAGATTGTCGGCTCTTAAGGCTAAATAGTTACGATAAGGAGAATATCAAATGGCTTTTAACGTAAACGAGATTAGAGCGCAACTTACTGCCGGCGGTGCACGATCTTCTCTGTTCCAAGTACAGTTTAGCAATCCAGCGAATGCTGCTGCTAACTTAAAGGTTCCGTTCCTGGTCAAAGCAGCACAAATTCCTGCTTCGACATTAGGTACGATTGAAGTTCCATACTTCGGTAGAAAAGTAAAGATCGCAGGTGATAGAACATTTGCTGAATGGACAGTTACAGTAATCAATGATGAAGACTTCTTGATTCGTAACGCCATGGAAGAGTGGATGAACACTATCAATTCTCACGAGGGTAACCTTAGAGGATTTGGAGGTTCAGCGCCCGCACTTTACAAAGAGCAAGCATCTGTTACACAATATAGTAAATCAGGTGATGCGCTCAGAACATATAACTTTAACGGCATCTTCCCAGTTAACATCAGTGAAATTGAACTGAGTTGGGAAACCACAGATGCTATTGAAGAGTTTCAGGTGACGTTCCAGTATGATTACTGGACAGTTGGTGGCCAAACCGGTAACGCTGGTGGGGCTTAATAAGGTTTAGAGAGAGGGGGTAACCCCTCTCCATACCTTTAAGGAGTTATTATGGCAGAACTTTTCGGTTTCGAGATCCGTAGAAAACAAGATGTAGAACCCGTGTCATTCGTTCAAAAGGACGAAGACGACGGAGCTGTAAACATTGCTGCAACAGGCGGTGCTTATGGTACCTATGTTGATCTAGAAGGCACTGCAAAGAGTGAAGCTGAATTAGTAACAAGATATCGTAAAATGTGTATGCAACCAGAGGTTGAGCATGCTATTGATGATATTATTAATGAAGCAATCGTTACTAATACAGATAAAGAAATTCTAGAAATTAATCTTGATGACGTTCAACTATCTGCTGGTCTTAAAAATAAGATTAGAGATGAGTTTAAGAACACATTACGTCTTTTAAATTTTCAAGATAATGCTTACGAGATTTTTCGCAAATGGTATACAGACGGACGTATGTACTACCATGCGATTATTAATGAGCAGGACCCACGTAATGGTCTTATTGAGTTAAGATATATTGATTCTCGAAAAATAAGAAAAATTAAAGAGACTACGAAGCAGAAAAAAGGCGAAGCAATAGTACAAAAAGTTAAGAACGAGTACTATATCTTCAACGATAAAGGCTTCCAAAGCAAATCAAGTCAAGTACCTAATCCAGCAACTGGTGGTGTACAAGGCTTAAAGATTGCAAAAGATTCTATCATCCATTGTACATCAGGTCTGATGGATGAGAACAATAAAATGGTATTGTCACATCTTCATAAAGCTATTAAGCCGCTCAATCAATTGAGAGTGTTAGAAGATGCATCAGTTATCTATCGTATTTCAAGAGCACCAGAAAGACGTATCTTCTATATCGATGTAGGTAACTTGCCTAAGATGAAGGCAGAGCAGTACTTACGCGATATGATGGTTAAGCATAAGAATAAAGTAGTCTATGATGCTACGACTGGCGAGATTCGTGACGATCGTAAATTCATGACTATGTTAGAAGATTATTGGTTACCTAGAAGAGAAGGCGGTAGAGGAACAGAGATAACTACATTACCGGGAGGTCAGTTAACTGGTGAATTATCAGATGTAGAGTACTTCCAAA